CAATAATATATTCATTCTTTATTCCTAAAAAAGAGCCATAAAAATTAATTCCATGTAAAAATCCTTTATAATTTAACAATTGACTTGATAAATATATAAAAAATCCGTCTACATATGCTGAATTGTTTGGACAATCTATTTTTTCAATCTTACATTTAGAATCTAAACTTGGTAATTCAAAAGTACAAAGGTCATATTTTCCAGCTAAAAACTTAAATGGGTCTAATAATGGAGCATATTTTATAAAAATGGTGGCGTCTGTATTATTTGGCTCATTATTTGGCTCATTATTAGTGATTGTTCCTTTATATTTATTTTCAGTTATTTTCTCAGTTATACTATTTAAACTATATTTATGATTTAAGTTAATAGTATTATAATTTGAAGAGGACAATTTAAAAAAATTAGTATATAATGGACTATAGTTTTGTGAGTTTCTAGTATTTACTAAATTACTATTTTCAAAATCTTTAAATAAATCCAAATTGGGTGATTTTCTATATGTAAAATTCATTTAGGTTATTAAAATACTTTTTTTTAATTTTTTAAACTTAATAAATATTTTTTAAACTTAATAAATATTTATAAAATTAGCGTAAATAATATTATTTTTATTTCTAAAATAGTTATAAATGACTTTACAATTAAAAAAATTTGATATGAAAAGTATTAGTTTTAGACCCGATGAAACTAAAGGTCCTGTCATTGTTCTTATAGGTCGTCGTGATACAGGAAAATCGTTCTTAGTAAGAGACTTATTATATTATCATCAAGATATTCCAATAGGCACAGTGATATCGGGAACAGAAGCTGGAAATGGTTTTTATGCAACTCATATTCCAAAATTATTTATTCATGATGAATATAATATTCTTATTATTGAAAATATATTAAAAAGACAAAAAACAGTTCTAAAACAAATTAAAAAAGATATGGAAGTATATAAAAAAAGTACAATCGATCCAAGAGCATTTGTAATTTTAGATGATTGTTTATTTGATGATAGATGGACAAGAGATAAAATGATGCGTTTGCTTTTTATGAATGGTCGTCATTGGAAAATTATGTTAATAATTACTATGCAATATCCATTAGGTATTCCACCAACATTGAGAACTAATATTGATTATGTATTTATATTAAGAGAACCATATATTGCAAATAGAAGAAGAATTTATGAAAATTATGCTGGCATGTTTCCAACATTTGAATCTTTTTGTCAAGTAATGGACCAATGCACAGAAAATTTTGAATGTTTAGTTATTAATAATAATGTTAAATCAAATAAATTACAAGACCAAATATTTTGGTATAAAGCGGAATCCCATAAAGATTTTAAACTTGGTTCGCGAGAGTTTTGGGAAATATCAAAAAATATTGTATCAGATGATGAGGATGATGTATATGACCCATCTAAAGGTGTAAGAAGAAGTGGTCAAAAAATTAATGTTAAAAAAAATAAATGGTAACTTTTATAAATATATATATATTTAAATAGCTTAAAGATAACGACTAATGCTAATATTAATAAAATACTACTCATGACATCTACCATCGGTTTTATTATTTTGCGACATGTAAATAGTAATTTTGTAAATCAATATTGGATAAGATGTTACAATTCTATTAGGAAATACTATCCAGAAAATCATATTCTTATTATTGATGACAATAGCAATTATAATTTTATAACTCCGATACAATTGCATAATACGACCATTATAAATAGTGAATATCCTAAAAGGGGAGAATTATTACCTTATTATTATTATTTAAATAATAAACTATTTGATACTGCTGTAATAATTCATGATTCTGTATTTTTAAACTACTTTATTGATTTTAGTGTAGAAAAGTATAAAATCTTATGGGAGTTTGAGCACGTGTGGGACCAAATAGAAGATGAAACTAGAATGATAAATCTTTTTAATGATAGAGAACTACTAGAGTTTTATAATAATAAAAAATTATGGCGAGGCTGTTTTGGTGGAATGTCTATTATTACGCATGATTATTTAACCCATATTAATAGTAAATATGATATTAGTAAATTATTAAATTGTATATTATCTAGATATAATCGTATGTCTTTTGAACGGGTGATTGGTTGCATTTTAGAAAAAGAAGGTTCTAGAGAAACACTATTAGGAGATATACATAAATATTGTCCTTGGGGATTAGGAATTAGTAATATTAATAAATATCAACATTTACCATTAATAAAAGTATGGAGTGGTAGATAAATTATATAAATAATAAATATAAATAATAAATATTTAAATAAATATTAAATAATAAGTATATATGAGTTTAGAAAGTTTAGTAGACAATTCATTGACAGACAAAAATACGATACATTCCTATTTACCTCTTTATCAAACATTGTTAGAAAAAAAAAAAGAAACCGCAAAAAATGTGTTAGAAGTAGGAATCGGAGATTTTAATAATAAAAATGGAGGGAGTATAAAGTTATGGAAGGACTTCTTCACAAATGCTACAATTTATGGATTAGATATAAATCCATTAAATAGAGTAATAGATGAGTTATTGAATAATAAACAAGTTATATTATATACTTCAACTGATGCCTACAATGAAGAGTTTTTTAAAGTTAATTTTTTAAATAAAAACATAAAATGTGATTTTATGTTAGATGATGGACCACATACTTTAAAAAGTATGATAACATTTATCAAGTTATATTCACAAATAATGACGGATGATGGAATACTAATCATTGAAGACGTTCAATCTTTTGATTGGCTTGATACACTTAAGGCTGCCGTTCCAGAACATTTAAAACAATTTATCAAAATATATGATTTAAGACATATTAAACAACGATATGATGATATTGTTTTTACAATTGATAAACTTAATATTTAAATACTCTATTAATATATTATATAAAGAAAATTATATAAAGAAAATAGTATAAATATAATTAAACAATGGATGGTGCTCAAGCGGTTGATTATATAATACACAATAACATAGAAGGTGTATTTATTGAATGTGGTGTTTATGAAGGAGATTTTCAAATTATATGGATAAATACATTAAAAAAAAATAATTATGCTATTCGTGACATATATTTATATGATACATTTGCTGGCTTAGTAGAACCAGGCCAATATGATTATACTTGTAAAGATGCTAAGTTATATCATAGCAATAAAGATGAAACTCATAATGAATGGAGTAAACAAATAATTAGTGATAAAGTAAATGGCTGGTGCTATGCAGCATTAGAAAAAGTTAAACAAAGATTAAAAATGACTGGTTACCCAGTAAACCATTTACATTATGTAGTAGGCGATGTTATGGAAACATTGAAAGATAAAACAACAATTCCTGAAAAAATAGCAATATTGAGACTGGACACTGATTGGTATGAATCCAGTAAATATGAACTGGAGCAAATGTATGACAATGTTGTAACTGGAGGACTTATAATATTTGATGATTATTATCACTGGGATGGACAACGAAGAGCAACAGATGAATTTTTTTTAAGTAGGAATATTAAGTATGATTTTATAGATATAGGAAATCATAAAACAGCAGCTATTATTAAAAAATAGCCATTAAACCTTTTTAATGTATAAATAATGTTATTAATAGTATTATTAATAGTATTATTTATTAATTCTTACATTTGGACATTGTTCAAAAAGTTTAATAGTTAGGCCTTATACAACCTTAGCAAGCTATTTCATTTACAATTTACAAATTAAATACTTCATCAAATATTACTCGTTAATATAATGTTATAAAACCAATCACTAAAATAAAAAGTTTTATAAGGGCGTGACCCATTTTTAATTAAATTATTAAAATTGTCTAATCGGTCATATCCATTTGACCCGCCATCCACTCTATAAAATAATAAATGATTTGTCAAATCACAGCTTAACATATCAATATATCCTAATCCAGCATATTTATATCCAATATCAAATACATTGGATTGTCCTTGACTACAAATATAATTATAGCGTTCTGCTGCTTCTTCCAAGCTCATAATTGTCCATTCATTCATGTATATTTCTTTTTTTGGATCTCCCAATATTTCATAAATATTTTTAATATTTCTATTTAATCCTTCAGGAATTTGCGAGTGGTCAAATAAATTATTAAATTGTTGAAATGGTTGTTGATTATTATCATTATTAAAGAATGGTTCTTTTGAAGATAAATAATTATTTGTCGAAATAGTACATTTTTCTAATACTTCTAGGATTTGTTTCATTTGTTTTATTTTAGCATCCATTCTATTATCCATTCTATTATTCATTCTATTATCCATTTATATATCAATTTTTTATATAATATAATATATTATATATATTATGTTATTCGATATAGTTAAATTAACGCTTATTTTTACATTTTTAGATGCTATTTATTTATATTTAATGAAAAATAATTTTTTTACTATGATAAGAAATATACAACATAGTAATTTAGAATTTGCTTTGATTCCTGCATTATTTTGTTATGTATTTTTAATATTTATATTATACTATTTTATTGTTTTAAAAAAACGACCGCTTTATGAGGCTTTTTTCTTAGGATTTGCTATCTATGGTGTATATGAAACAACTAACTTAGCAATCTTTAAAAAATGGAGCCCACTAATTAGTTTAATAGATACGATTTGGGGAGGTGTATTATTTTATTCTTCTTAT